GATTATGTTATCTTTAAACATTATGGGACTAAGGGAACAAACAAACTTAACGGTAGAGATGTTAGAAAGATGCCCGATAAAGAGAAGGGTACAATGATTCGTGCCATTTCTCAAACGCAAATGGGTATCTATCTGAAGGATAAAAAGAACACATTCTTCAGAAGAGTCTTTCAAGTGTTATCAAAATATTCTGATGATTTTACTGTATCTTTTATCGAACTATTATTCAGAACTAAACTTGCAGATTTGGAGAGTTCTGGTGAGTTCAAGTTTTATCTACTAACTGGTATTGGTAGATTTATAAAGGGCGAAGTTAATGTTGAACCAGCAGAAATGAAAAATATGCCAGAGACAATCTCCACATTAACTGATATATTTAATTCAAAACTAGAAATGAAACCTACGCCTGGCAAGTTACAAGCATGGGAAAAGAAAGCGGGTGCTGCAAAAGTATTCTTCTCCATCTTTAGTGATGGTGCAAAAATTATTGACCTTGAAATTAGGTACAAAGGAAGTTATACCGCAAATCCACAATTCCAAGCAGTTGCAACTCCAGACTTTAAAAAGATATTTAAGAAATGATAAATTTTAGTAAATACATAACTGAAGATAAGGGTGGAAAGAATCTACACTTAGAGCATATCGAAGATGAGATACTAAACTTTGGTGTGTCTGGTGGTAGAGCTGCAATTAACTTTGTACGTTCTCTTAGAGATATGTTGGCAGGTTCATCACGCTCATCTGTTAATATGACCGTTAAATGGGATGGCGCTCCAGCAATCTTTGCTGGTATTGACCCAGAGGACGGTAAGTTTTTCGTTGCAAAGAAATCAGTATTCAACGCAACACCAAAATTATATAAGACTGCAAAAGAGATAGACGATGATGGACTATCTGGTGCATTGAACAGTAAGTTTAAAGTTGCCCTTGCAGAATTCTCTAAGTTAGGAATAAAGGGTGTACTTCAAGGAGACTTGATGTGGACTGATGATGTAGAGACTGACACAATTGATGGTGTTCGTTATTATACATTCCAACCTAATACAATCGTATATGCTGTTCCTATCGACAGTGACTTTGGACAAAAGATTAAGAGTTCTAAAATTGGAATTGTGTGGCACACCACTTATACTGGTAGCGCACTTCAAGATATGAAAGCATCATTTGGAGTCAATATTAAAGGACTCAGTACACCATCTTCAATTTGGATGGATGATGCAACTTATAAGGATGTTGCTGGTAAGGCAACAATGACTGAGAAAGAAACTGAAACAGTTACTAAATCATTATCTGGTGCTGGAAGAACATTCCAAAAAATTAATGCATCTATGCTTAATAAGTTTTTAAGAATACAGGATACATTCACAGGTAATCTTGCTGGTGCGTCATTAAAGACGTATTATAATAGTAAGGTACGAGAAGGTAAACCAATCAGCAATCCAAAGGGACATGCTGAAGGATATCTAAAGTGGGTATCTAATGTATATGATAAAAGAATTAAAAGTCTCAAAACAGAAAAATCTCAGACTAAAGTAGCAAACGAACAGAAAGAGATGTTACGAGAACTAAAGAAACATACAAAGAATTTAGAACAGGTTATCTTGTTTCAGAACTATTTAATTGAAGCAAAGATGGGTATTGTTAAGAAACTAAATAGTGTTAAGCAATTAACTGACACATTCATTAGAACTTCCAATGGATATAAAGTAGTTAATCCAGAAGGATTTGTTGCCATTGACAGAGTGAGTGGTAATGCGGTAAAGTTAGTTGATAGAATGGAATTTAGTTATAATAACTTTACAGCAATCAAGGCATGGGACAGATGAAAAAGTTTTCAGAATTAACATCTGAGTTGTATGAAAAGAAAGCAATGTCTATTGCAACAAGACGAGCAATGGGTAGGCGTATGTCGAAGATGTCAAAGTCCTCTGCATTCAAAGCGAAGGTTGCACGAAAGAAAATGAAACTTGCAACTCCAGACATGTTACACAAACGTGCAATGAAAGCTGCAAAGATGTTAATCCTTCAGAAGTTTGCTGGTTTAAGTCCAGCGCAGTATATGAAACTTCCTCCTGCTGCAAGGGTAGAGATAGATAATCGTATAGTTGCAAAGAAGGGACTTGCCATTCAGAAGATTGCAAAGAAGATGATGGTTAAGTTAAAGAAGCAAGAACTTGAAAGATTAAAGAAAGTTAAACAGGGTGGAGATAAATGAAGAAGTTTTCTGAAATTATAGAAGCTCGTGGAGACACGGCTGTATTTACTTTTGGTAGATTCAATCCACCAACTACAGGACACGAGAAGTTACTGGACGCAGTTGCGAATCAAGCAAAGAAGAATAGCGCACCATACTACGTCTTTGCATCTCATTCTGAGAACGCAAAGAAAGACCCTTTACCATATGCAAAGAAACTTGCATACATGAGAAAGATGTTCCCGAAACATGCAAGGAACATTGTTGTTGATAAAGCGAGACAGGTATTTGAGATTGCTGTATCTTTATACAATAAAGGACACAAATCAGTTGTAATGGTTGTTGGTTCTGATAGAGTAACAGAGTTTGATGACTTACTCAATAAGTACAACAAGGTAGAAGGTAGACACGGATACTACGAGTTTGAAAGCATCAAAGTTCTCTCTGCTGGTGAACGTGATCCAGATGCAGAAGGTGTGTCTGGTATGTCTGCTTCTAAGATGAGAGCAGCTGCTGTTAAAAATCAATATTTAAATGTTGTTGATGCAAGAGGTAGAGCAACAGAATATGGTTTTGAAGCTGGACTTCCTAAAGGATTTGGGCAAGGAATGTCTTTATTTAAAGATGTTCGTAAGTTCATGGGCGTTCGTGAGTCTTTTGTTCCTAGAACAAATGTAATGACTGATGAGGATGTTGTTCGTGATTTGTACATGGAGAATAAGATTTTCTGTGTTGGTGACATCGTAGAAGATAATTACACTGGTGTTTCTGGTGAGATTGTCCGTAGAGGCACTAACTATATTACATTCAAAGAAGAGGATGGTACATTCCACAAGAAGTGGTTGTATGAAGTAAAACAAACTAAAGAGACTAAGGGTAGAGATTACAAGAAGGAATACCAAGATTATCAAGGTACACCAGAACAGATTGCAAGACGTTCTAGTCGAAACAAAGCCCGAAGAGCAATGGGTGATAAAGCAGTAAAGGGTATGGATGTAGGACATAAAGATAATAATCCTATGAACAATGACCCAAGTAATCTTAAAAATGAAGACCCATCTGTTAACCGCAGAGAACCAAGACTTAGATCAGAAGTAAAACAAGATAAAGATATTAAGGACAGAAAAGGTACTGAACCAGCAAAGTATTTTGCAAAAGATGCTGATGGTGATGAGATGTCTGTTTCTACTAAAAAGAAACGTGCAGCACACTTTGCAAAAGGTAAAGACGGCCCTGCTCCAGGCGATGGTAATGCAGAAACAAAACCATCTAAAAGTACAAAGAAATTTAAAGACATGTTTGGTGAGGAAGACCCATGTTGGGATACTCACAAACAAGTTGGTATGAAAAAGAAGAATGGTAAGATGGTGCCGAACTGTGTTGCTAAAGAAGATTTTCAGTTAGATGAGAAGATTGAAGGACTTGTTACGAAAGCAGAAAAGTCTGGTGTACCTTATGGAATTCTAAAGAAGGTATACGACAGAGGAATGGCTGCATGGAAGACAGGACACCGCCCAGGCACTACCCCACAACAGTGGGCATTTGCAAGAGTTAATTCTTTTCTTACAGGTGGTAAGACTAGAACAACTGCTGATGCAGATTTATGGAAACAAGCAAAAGGAAAGAAAGAGGACACAGAGGATTCTCGTGAAATCGGAACTGATGCTTCGAGAAAAGAAAGACAGAAAATGACGCCAGGCCAGAAAGTATTCTCATTCAAAGAGCATATTAATTGTGGAACACCAGATTGTTGTAATGAATGTGCAACGTCAAGTCTAATTGAATCTAACGAATATCGTGTGGGTTCAGAGAAATACTATGAATTTTTTAACGAAAAACGAAGCCTTTATGAGAGAGGTGAACTAAGTCCAGAAGGGTTTGATAAAGAACTTCTGGAAGGTGATATCGGTAAATACGACATGTATGATGGAGAACATGTTCCTTTGGATTGCCCACTAGTGGAATCTGAATATCAAGGGACAGACGTAGAACTAAATAAACCAATGGTTGGTGGTTCTAAAAAGTATTATGTATATGTGAAGAACGATAAAGGAAATGTCATTAAAGTTTCTTGGGGAGATACCTCTGGATTAAAAGTAAAACTAAATGACAAAGATGCAAGAAAATCGTTTGCTGCAAGACACGATTGTGCAAACAAGAAAGACAAGACTAAA